CCGTTGATAACAATTACTTACGCGAAAACGACCCTCGTATGCCTTTGTTAAATCCAGAGCGCAATACAAGGACAACTTTTGGAAGGAGTTAACTCGGTTGCGGGTTACTCTTTAAGATAAGGAGGTCATTTTATGGCTACCACAGCAACCCCAATGGGTGCAGAACCTATCGACACTTTGAGTTCGAGCGGATCTTTTACAGGAAAAGTTCGACACATCAAAATCGCAAGTGCTTACGATACAGCTATTTTTTATGGCGATTTCGTTAAAGTAGTTAGTTCTGGCACAATCGAAAGGTCAGCAGTTACAACTGCTGTTGTCGCTGGTACTCTTGGAATATTTGTAGGATGTTCTTACACTGATCCAAGTACTAGTCAGCTAACCTTTAATCAGACATTTCCGGCTGATACAGCAGCATCCGACATTATGGCGTATGTTGTTGATGATCCTAAACTTGTTTTCCGAATGCAGGGAGATGAGGCTATTGCTCAAACTGGACTTGGAAACAATGTTTCAGCGGTTAACACAGCAGGGTCAACCTCAATCGGTAGAAGTAAGAACGCTCTTGATGGAGGTTCTGTTGCTACTACTAATACACTACCACTTCGTATTCTAGAATTCGTAGACGGCCCAACTAGCACAGTTGGTGATACCTACACGGATTGCTTGGTGACATATTTGCCACTAAGTCATGCATACGAAACTAAACTAGGCGTTTAAGGAGAACTAAGTTATGGCTATTTCAAGAGCACAAATGCTTAAAGAACTCCTGCCAGGGCTTAATGCCTTATTTGGTTTGGAGTATAAAAAGTACGAAGACGAGCATGAACTCATTTATGAGACAGAAAGCTCTGAACGTTCTTTTGAAGAGGAAGTAAAGTTGAGCGGCTTTGGTGCTGCTCCTGTGAAAAACGAAGGTTCTGCAATCTCTTATGATTCAGCACAAGAGTCTTTCACTGCACGTTACAACCACGAAACAATTGGTATGGGTTTTGCGATTACAGAAGAAGCTATGGAGGATAACCTCTATGACTCGCTATCTGCTCGCTATACCAAGGCTTTGGCACGGGCTATGGCTTATACCAAGCAAGTTAAGTCGGTTAATCCTCTTAACAACGGTTTCACCAACTCATATCAGTCTGGAGATGGGGTTAACCTATTCACCGCGTCTGGTGATGGTGTTACTGGTGGTGATGGGCATCCGCTAGTTAATGGCGGAAAAAACGGTAACCGTCCTGCTACAGCAGCAGACTTAAACGAAACATCTTTAGAAAATGCAATTATTAGTATTGCTGCATTTACTGATGAGCGTGGTCTGTTGATTGCTGCACGACCAAGACGTTTGATTGTTCCACCAGCATTGATGTTTACAGCAGAACGATTGCTTGAAACTACACAGCGCGTTGGGACATCAGATAATGATATTAATGCAATTCGCAATCTGGGAGCAGTTCCTGAAGGCTATGCAGTTAATCATTATTTGACTGATTCAAATGCTTTTTTCATCATTACGGATATTCCTAATGGTTTGAAGCATTTTGAACGTACTGCGCTTGAGACAAGCATGGACGGAGACTTTGATACTGGTAACGTGCGTTACAAGGCGCGAGAAAGATACTCTTTTGGGGTATCTGATCCACTTGGAATTTTCGGATCACCAGGTTCAAGCTAGTCGATAAAGGGGGTGCTTTGCGCCCCCTTTTCTTTTATGCTGATAACTTACTTTTTAATACTAACCACTAATTAAATTTAATCCTGACTAATTGTTTCACATGGAACATTAGACACTAGCCACGACAGGAGACACACATGGCGAATACAACCTTTAACGGCCCCGTCCGTTCAGAAGGCGGATTTGAGCAAATCTCAAAAAATAGTACTACTGGTGCTATTACTACCAACTTAGATGTAGATAGTAGCGGTAACATTACCACTACTGGATATGTTTCTGCTTATTCGCAAGTAGAAAGCATTACAAGTGCTACACACAGCGTCGAATCAACCGATTCAGGTACAGTTTATACGCTGAATAGAGCAGCAGGTATTGTTGTAACATTGCCTACCGCAGCAGCAGGGTTAAACTATACCTTTATAGTTGGTACAACATTTTCAGGTGCAGGACAAATCAATACAGATAATAGTAGTGATTTATTTTCTGGGTTTGCTTACCTATTCGATCCAGCAACAGCTACCGATAATAATACCTTTATACCTGATGCCAGTGATGACGATACCATTGATTTAGGGTCAGCCGGACAAGGTTGGTTAGTGGGTGGCATTATTCGCTTAAAAGCAACTACAGCAGCAGTATGGCATTGTGAAGCATTCCTACACGGGGATGGTACATTAGCAACTCCATTCGAGTAAGGGAGTAATTTATGTCAGGAATATCGGATGTTAAAGCAGTAACAATAACCGCAGACACAGTTGCTCTAGACGCAGATGGGATATCCGTAGCAGCCGCAGTTGGAAATAACGCAGCCCTCGTAATAGGGGGAGCGTTAGCTTCTGGCGGGGCTGTTGCGCTCAGTCATGGGAGGGTAGTTACTATTCTTTCTGCTGGAGATGATTCCGCTAAATCTTTCACGGTTACTGGTACTGATGTAAACAGTGATGCTCAAACGGAATCAATCACAGGTGCAAATGCTGGTACAGCTACGGGATCTAAGTATTTTCTAACAATTTCTGGCATATCCGCAGTAGGCAACCCCGCAGGTAACGTTTCAGCGGGAGTTAACGCTTCTGCTGCTGATGTTCTTTTTGCTGGACGAGCTAGATTGAAAGGAGCTTTTCTTACAAGCACGGCAACTGCTGGCAACTTGGATTTTTTAAATACCTCTGCAACAGGAACTAGTCTAATGAAGATCAGTTCTGTTAGTGATGCTGATGCCACTAGGGATGTTGTTATTCCAGAAAATGGAGTTTTGTTTTCGGCTGGAATTTATGTTCAATACACAGTTTCAACATTTCTTACTTTAACAATTTTCCACGGATAAAAAGTTAAAGCCAAAGGAAGATTAAAGGAGTTTGCAAAAAATGCTAACAAGCCTTCAAAGAAAAAAAAAGAAAAAACAACTCCAAAAAAAACTACGAAGAATAAATCGAACACAAATGGAAAGAAAAAAACTTCAACAAGATCAAAATACTAATGGCTAGAAACTACAAAGAAGAATACAAATCCTTTCACTCCAAGCCGGATCAAAAAAAAAGAAGAGCGGGAAGAAATGCTGCTAGAAAAAAACTGTTAGATTCAGGTGCTGTAAAAAAGGGAGATAACAAAGACGTTCATCATAAAGATGGCAATGCTTTGAATAACAAGAAAAAAAATCTAAAAGTTGTTTCTAAATCAAAAAACAGAGGCTCTTTAAGGGTAAAAGGAAAGAAATAATATGCCATCTAAAATACTTGCAGCATTAAGTCCGGCTTATGGAGCAATTAAAGGTGTTGGCCCGTTTAGCAGAACCTCTGCTCTAGGTGCTGAACAGGCTTATAAAAATAAAAATAAAATTGATGATGAGGAAAGGGAAAGAGTTAAATCTGAAGAATTAGCAAAAAGAATAGATTTAACTGGTGGGAGTAGTTATAACGACATTATTATGAAAAAAATGAGTGTTGGTGGTAGAACAAAACCTATTGATGGTTGTGCTGTTAAAGGCAAAACAAAGTCTCCGGTTTTTTAAATGGCTACTAGCGGTACATACGCATTTAACTTAGACCTTGGCGATGCTATAGAAGAAGCTTTTGAAAGAGCTGGATCACAGCTTCGTGGAGGTTATGACTATCGAACAGCCAGAAGAAGTATTGATCTGTTAATGCTTGAATGGCAAAACCGTGGTTTAAATCTATGGACTGTTCAAGAGGGGAGCCAAGCTCTAACCGCAGGGACTTCTAAATACACCTTAGATTCTGATGTTCTTGATTTTGTAGAGGCATTTATTCGTACTGACGCAAGCAGTGTTGCTAATCAATTTGATCAAACATTAACAAGAATATCTATAAGCCAATACGCTCATTTATCAAACAAACTTACCCAAAGCAAACCTTTGCAATATTATATTGAAAAAGATCCTGCTGCTATATCTGTTAATCTTTGGCCTTCTCCAGACAGTCAAAAAACATACACATTGATATATTATTACATGAGAAGGGTTGAGGATTCTGGAAGTCCAGCATCTAATAATGTTGATGTTCCATCTAGATATCTTCCTTGTTTAGTTGCTGGGCTGGCTTATAAATTAGGAATAAAATACGGAGCAGATACAAACAGAATTACTTTTTTAAAAGCTGATTATGAAGAGCAGTGGACTGAAGCTTCTGATGCAGATAGAGGAAAAGCCTCCTTGTATATATCTCCAGGAGGATATGCAACTGTATGAGTAGTTTTGCGGCTGGAAAATATGCTTTTGGTTATTGTGATCGAACTGGTTTTAGATATGCTAAAAAAGATTTAGTTCCGCAAATAGAAAATCAAAGGCCAACTGGGTTGATGGTTGGAAAAGATGTTTTAGATAAAGATCAACCTCAGTTACAGCTTGGGAAAATCAGAATGGATGATCCTCAAGCACTCAGAAACCCAAGACCAGATCAATCGTTAGATGAAAGTAGACAGCTTTTTGCATGGAACCCAGTCGGCGGTGGAATTACTCCATTAGGAAGTCGAACTGTTGGTCTTGACATGGAAGTGTTATCTGGTCGTGTTACGGTAATAACAAGCTAATGGCATGGACATATACAACACTTAAATCTGCAATTCAAGATTACCTTGAAACAACAGAAACTACTTTTGTTAATAATTTGCCGGTTATTATTAAACAGGCAGAAGATAGAATATTAAAAAGCGTTCAACTTCCTAATTTTAAAAAAAATGTTACAGGGTTAACAACTGATGGAAATCCATACTTAGAAATGCCATCAGATTTTTTATCGCCATATTCATTAGCTGTTGATAATAGCGGTTATGAATTTTTGCTTTTTAAAGACGTTAGTTTTATGCGAGAAGCGTATCCTTCGGCAACAACAGAAGGCATACCTAAGCATTATGCTTCTTTTGACTCTAACACATTTATTTTAGGACCAACCCCAAATGCAAACCTTACAGCAGAACTGCATTATTTTTATGAGCCTGAATCAATAACTATTTCTGCACTTGGGACTAGTTGGCTTGGATCAAATGCAGAAAGCACTTTGCTTTACGGTTCTTTAGTTGAAGCGTATACCTTTCTTAAAGGAGACGCTGATATGCTTAATTTATATATAACAAGATATGAAGATGCTTTGGCTAAATTAAAGGTTCTTGGTGAAGGCTATAGTACGACGGACAGTTATTTGTCTGGATCAGTCAGGCAGGCAAGGCGTTAATGTTTGAAGTAGGTGTTAGTAGTGTTGGCACGGTTAATGTAGTTACTACCAATAATATTGGCCTTTCAGTTGATCATTGGGCGGAAAGAGTAACCAATACAATTGTTTCAGTTGCGGATAACAGCCACCCATTAATTAAAGAACAAGCGGAAGCTTTTAAAGCTCAAGTTCTTCATGCTTCTAAGT